TCATCGCCTGGAACGGTAGGTATTGAAGAAAATCGGGTCTATTTCATACGGATTTTCATTAAATTCATAGACCGCCGCCAGATGCATATAAATTTGAGTTGTACTAATACTTTCATGACCAAGCAAGATACGAAGCATTTCCACAGAGCCGCCACCAAAGACAAAACAGGTTGCAAAGGTGTGTCTTAAGAGATGGGGTTTCAATCGTCCGATTCCGCTGCTCTTACGCAGACGGGCAAACAGGGACTTAATACAGGCATCTGTCAGAGGACTCCCGCCAGCACCGGAGAAATACACATCACTATCCAGCTGTTCGCGGTGAATATGCATATATTCATACAAATGCTTCCTTAAGTTCCGCGACATCGGAACCATCCGCTCTTTGGAACCCTTCCCATGAACGACAAGAAACTTATTCTCAAAGTTCACATCCTGTACCCGGAGCGTACACACCTCATGGGAACGAAAACCGGCATCCAGCATCAGATGCACGATACAATAATTCCGGCATCCCAGGGAAGTCCTGATACGAAACAGGTCATCCAGCGTCTGAACCTCCAGCGCAGACAACGGCACAACGGCCCGCTTTTCTGACTTGATAACCTTAACACTGCTGGTAACATCCTCCGCATATCCTTCCGCTACCAGGAAATGATAAAAGGTCTTTAGATCCTTTGTGTAATTCCGGACCGTTCGTTTTGAAAGTTTGCCGCCGGATTCCTTGAACGGGTGATTTAAATTTGCCGGACGCTGCCGGAGCCAGACAATATATTCCTTGATGTCAAGTGCTGTGATCTCGGACAACATCACCTGATCTAGCGGACAATTCCGCTTATCCGTAATGTAATTACAAAAATACCGAATCGTATTTTCATAGTTCTCAACGGTCTTATCCAAACAAAACGTCTGACGGTCAAACAGGAAAAGATCATAAGCCTGCTTAAGACTTAAATCAATCATTGATAACACCCCCTTGCATAAAGGCGTCATTGATGTTATCATAATCATAGATTTCACCCGTTGAATTATCAACAAGACTATAATCGTATGCAACGGTTTCGACCGTACCCGGAAGCTCACTGCCGTTAAGCTGCCGGGTTCTTTTTTTCTTATACCGTAGCGCCTTTTCTATGTCGTTGTCGTTCAATCTACAAAGTGTATCCATTGCATCTTTCATGATATCATCGCCATTCAAGCCTTTCATGTAAAATCCATAATTAACCATGCTGTTGATCGCCCTGGTCTTGACCAGATCACCGTTCAGCTTCCGGCTGTACTGCCGGACAAATTTCAGATGCTTCGGCATCTTATGTACATCAATCAACCGGCAGGCTCTTAGAGCTTTCCAAAAACTGCACATCTCCCGGCGGGACTTATTGACATCTCCATTGGGCTCTACCAGGCGAAAGATGTCATTTGTCAGGTATTTTATAATGATCTGCCGCATGTCAAAGTAATCATAGATCCGTCTGGCCGTTCCTTTATCGCTGTTATCCCGAACCTGAATCATTGGATATGACTTCGTATGCCGTCTCATGGTCTGGTACTCCACGTTCATGATTAGGTTGACCTTGGGTGTAAGCTGATCAGCAAAGCGCTGCAAGGTATCCTCCTCCATTGTCTGGGTGCCGTCCAGCAGCTTCCGGCAGATGGATTTCGTAAGTTCGTTTTGACCGTATTCAAGATAATAGTTGATTCTGGCCATGTTCAGGTATTTCCAGGACCTCCGCTTGTAACATTCCTCATACACATACAGATCATAGCGGTTGATCAATCCATGGAACAGCCAGGTGTACAAGAACCATCCTTTGTAACCCTGCTCTACAACCTCTTTTGATTTCAGGTATATCCTGATAAACACCTTGTCCGAACGTTTGCCCAGGGCGATATAGTCAATTTCATAACCGTCACTGCCGACCTTCTCCGTATGGGTAAGCGCATCATGAAACTGGTCTACGCGCATTTTGTAAAAGTTATCCAGTGAAAAGAATTTCTCCGGATTACTTAAGTAGTTGCTATGCCAGCAATAATCCACCCGGTTTTCCTGAGTAAATGCAATCTGCAAGCCGAAATAGCCGGCCAGTGCTTCGACATATACATAACTGCGATCAAATGCTGCATATACACCGTACATCCAAAGCATATAGCTGCGAATCTGTACAACCAGTTCACAGGTGAGCGATTCGCCACCGTCAGAACCACGGGGAACGGTTGGAGCAATAAAGATATCGAACCATTCAGGGCATTCCAGACAGATTTTATACATTCCGGCAAATGTGCAGGGCCGGAGATTCAGATCCAGATCACCTATCTGAACGGGAAGGTAATCTATATTGACATTGTTCTGTAGCTGCTCCTGTTTCGCCTGGAAGAAGTCACGCAACTGCTTCACGTGCAGATCTGTCGAATCGGCGGTAAAGTCATTGTGCATTTTCACGCTATAGTAAAACGTGTCCACATTATGCAGGAACTTCTTTTTCTTGAAATCAAACCAGTAATTTGTATCAATATCATTCATCTCGTTAAAAATAGTGCAATTATTAAATTTACGTTTTTCGATCATATTATGTCCTCACTTTAGTGTATTAAAGTTTTTCCCCAAAAGGCGATTTGGGGAAATTTCAAAATTGTCCTCAAGGCCTTGTATTCACTAGCAAAAAGGTGAATTTTCCTTGTATTTTCAGACCACGTATTACAGGCACGTGGCCGGGGGCCTGTCGGCCTGCTTTCACTACGTTCAATCAGCCCGTCAGTCCCCGGTTTTTTCACCAAACAGCAGGTCGAAAGCTTCCCGCCGCTTATCCTTTTCCGCTTCGGCATCCGCGACCATCCGGTCAACCTGGCGCTTTGTGTCGTACAAGGCATAGAAGTCATCACCAGTGACGAACGTCCGGATGAACTGGGCACGCTTGCGCTTGCCAGAAAAGGATGCTTCATAATCATTGATGTCATAGTAATAATTCTTGAAATGGCGATCGAAGCCCATGGTATTTACACAGAGCACTACATAATTGGCAATTCCACATATCTTTTTAGGGATACGCTCATAACGCTGGGAACTGCAAATGAACTGTAAATCATACTTCCGGTTGAAGCTGAGCAGCTGCATCATCTCCGGGGGGAAGCTTTTCCAGTCGGTCGAGTCAAAGGTTATATGAACCTCGTCCATTGCGATAATGCAATACTTCCCATGGAGCATGGCGGCCCTGGCGGCCTTGATCATGTCAACCCAATGATTGATCTCGGCATCCTCATGGGCATAATGGAAATTAGTCGCTATGTATAGCTTGTCCCGGCCAATCGCCCTGATCTGGCGCTCCATATGGGCAACCATCGAAATGGTCTTTCCTTCTCCCGGATTGGCGACATAGCAATAGATCCCCCAATGCTTCGATCCTTTCCCCCGCAGGAAGTCGACCAGGACCCAGCGCACAAAGTCCGGTATCTTGAAAGGGATATGCAGCCGGGACAAAAAACGGATGGTCCGACGCACACGGAACTTAAACCACAGATCCTTCCGGTTCTTTTTATACCAGCGTTTCCGCTTCCCGGGAGAACAATATTTTTTAAAGTATGACTGCTTCCGTACCAGGGGCGGCGGCGAAAACGGGCGTTTCTTCTTTTTTCTCTTCTTAAATAATCTCATAAATCCTCCTGTTTAATTTCTGTATCTCAAAAGCAGCCCTGGTGCCGGCAGCAGCTCACTGATTTGAGTTACAACTACGGGATAATATCGGCAATCCGGCGGATTACCCAGTTGGCGATGAAAATGGTGAATTTGATTAACCGGAATCCATACTTGATTGAAATCAACAGCAGAATCGTATCAATCGGCACCAAATAGTTTGCCTTTACAATGAAATCAACCACAGCGGAAAGGGCAAACTGCATGCTGGACAGATGGCCGCTGTCAATGCCCAGCTCCGGAAGCTTCATTACCCAGCCTTTTAACAATTCTATAAAACCGACAAGTAAATTCGTCATGCGCCCCTCCTATCCAACATGAAGATCAATATCAAACTCATTCAGCAGCCAATTGGCGAACATCAACCAGAGACATGCGTTGACAATTACCCGAAACATGGCAAAGTACGAAGCATACGTACGCAGATCCAGAATAATAATTTCGTTGTCATTCGGATATGCAAAACGCAGACAATCGGGAATCTTCATCGTAAACACCGGGGGAGTCTGATCGAAACCATTACCGTTAAATGCAAAAATAGATGCCAGCTGCTTCATTAATGGGAAACGGGAATCAAAAGCCCCAAGAAGCCCGTCATAAGCACCGGATATCGCTTTTAAGTCCACAGTAAAGAAATCGGTAATTTGTGCCGGGATAGACTTTATTGAAGTTTGCAGCGCGGCCAAAGCCTTTACGATAGCCCCGCTTTCATCATTGATGTCAACATCAATGTCGTGATCAGTATCAACATCAGATTTAGGGAATATGGTTATTCCGGCACCTGCCAGGACTTTCGCCAGTGCCTCCGACGTGTCCGCCCCCCTAACATCAGAGAGGACGGCTTCACGTTCTTTGGCGGTTGCCGGGATCGTAAAAATATCGGAAAGAGATGGTACCCCTAAAAGACCTTTTGCCTGCACGTCCGGAAACGAATCAGCAAAAACAAAATTTGCCAAAGGATCTTCAACAATATAATCCGAAAGACTTGCATCAGAGGGAAATGTAAAAATCATACCGGGTGACACATAATAAGAACGCGGAGAAGAAGACGTACCCGCCTCAAAAGTAATTTTTTTATTCAGCCCCAATATATTGGAGCCAATAGGGTTGCACTCACCAGTAGCTTTAAAAGTAATTTTTTTGGGATAAACAGCCACATCCCCCGAAACAATATAAACCAAGTTAATATAAGGTTTTCCATTCGGAAAATTACCAACCTGAATTATATAGTTATCGCATTCCTCTAAAGCCAAAAATTCAAGAAAACCAGGAGAATCAGCATTTTTGGCAGAATCAGGCGGAAGACCATAGTAAACATTTCCCTTAAAATATTCAGAAACCGTCTCTAAAAGATACGGCGCATCCCCTAAACCAAGTGAACTAAGTACTTGACTTGTCACATTTGTGCCAAAAGAAAAATTAGCAGTACCGTAGTCCGTACAAGCATCAGAAGTCAAAAAGTCCCTTATCGAAGTTATCCATTGATTACACATAGACCCATTATAATCCTCTGAATCTTGCCCCCACCACGTAGTATTTTTTGTTTTTTCCGCAAGTTCATCCAAAAATCCAGGATCTTCTACCCTTGCTTGTGCTTCCCAGGCTAAAGCGATTCCCGGTACGGCCTTTGAGGATACACGAACACCAACGGAATTGAGAAACAGCTCAAAACTATATAACATTTCCTCTGACCATGTAATTTCCGCGACAGCGGCCACCGTCGCCTGAACCTCAATTGGGCAGTATACCGTTGTCGATACCAGCACGCACGAGGCCAGCAATAATGCAATTAACCGTTTCTTCATACTTATCCCACCTTTCTTATAGAACCAGAAACAAAACGCACCTGCTACCTGTCTTAGAATCCGTCTTCCTTTCATTTCATGCCTCCAATCTCTGATTTTGTATCTCAATGTTAAGCGGCTGCTTTTCCGATCGGGCGCGCAGCGGCTTTTCTTTGAGATACACTAAAAATCCGTACAAAAATGGAAGGGCAGGGAATGCCCTCCCACTCTTTCATTGTTACTATTGCATCAGGCTGCCGAAGCCAGGACACCTTTGATCTTCTTCATGGCGTACTTGGCAGCTGCGGTCATGCCGACGATGGAAATACCCGTTACGGTTGCTATTGCAAGCACCTGGGTACAGGTTACGGCCAGATCACCGAAACCGGCGGTAATGGCTGTCCATACTTCCCCGTCAAGCAGGGTTGTACTTGTACCTGCACTTTCTGCATGGGCTACCATGGTCGGGATCGACATCATTGCCATGGTGATACCAGCAGCACCGCCCAGCCGCATCCTGGAATAGGCACTCCCCGCCTGTTCCCTTGCTTTCTCCACTACCGAAAGCGCATAAGTGTAATTCTTACTCATAAATCCTACCTCCTTCTCAAAAATGATTTGTTATATTATCGCTGACCAGCTTCATGATCCACTTCATCAACCCGAAGATCATCATGATGATGACCAGGGCGACGAGTATGCCCAGAAGCCGGTTAGTAATAACCTGCTGGTAATAGATTTCCGGAAGTCCTGCATCTTCGACCAGGGTGCCGGAAATCAGATCATTTTCCAGATCCATGTCTGGTATGTAGTCCTCCAGGCCGATGCCCTGGGCATCCGTCGGGGTTGCGGTACGCATATCAACCGGCCTTTTCTTTCTTCGGCTCTGGTGTGTTGACGGACGATAATGGGACCATGCACATCTCTTCAACAAAATCAAGATCGATGATCTTTAACACTGGCTTGCCATCGCTGCCGATCGCCATGTCGAAACTGGCTTCGTAGATCGCCGGGGCTAC